TTCAGATGATGAAGGAGCTGATTGGGAAGGATATACTAAAAGTAATAAAGACTTAAATGATCATTGGCAAAGTCTGGGAGGAGATCAAACTGCTGCTGAATTTGGTGAATCACATTGGTACAACTATGGTAAGGAGGAAGGGCGTAATCTTAATCAATCTTTGGGTTCACCTAATTATAAAAGGGAAGAAAATCCTAATACGTCCGCGAATAGAGGGGAACCAGTAAGGGATTCGGAGCGTGATGCGATAAGAAACAGAGATGGACGCATAAGTATAGATTTCCCATGGCAAGGGCCAAAGTGGAGAGAAGGGAGTGGTGGTAATTACGAAATGCCGAAACAGGAAACTAGTTATAAGTATCAAGAGTATCTAGATAACATTTACTCAAGTCCTAGTTCAAATAAAGAAAATACTAATTCTAATAATATCCATAATAAATTAAAAGAGATGCAATCTAAGATGACTGAGAAATATGGTTTTAGAAGGCCAGATGAATCTACGCAAGATTGGTCGAGATACCGTTGATAGGAAAGATATAGACGCTTATTCATCGTCACTTGAACGTGCTTAATAAGTAGAAAAGCTATTTTAGAAAAAGAAGTACAATAGTGATAGTTATTTAAACTGAATAGAGAATGACTCAGTATACTAATTACCATGGTCAGAGTGTTGCAGCAAAAGACATTGCTTCATACAGTGATTACTTAGACAGATATGAGGAGGCTGGCACAGCTGCTAGTAACTGGATGCATGATGATAGTAACATTCATTTTGCAAACTATGTAAGAGACAATGATGAAGTATGGGAGAAATGGAAGGAGTCAGGTAAAACAGATAAGAAAGATATGTGGGATTTCGGTCACCAAGATTGGAATACCGGTGGTGGAAAAATGAAAGATCGCCATGTAGCTAAGATCTTGACAAATCCTGGTGATCTAAATAAAACGGGGAGTGAGTGGGATGATATGGGAGTGGTCTCAGCATTTAAAAGCGGACGTTGGGGATATGATCAAGAAGCTCAAGACAAACTAACAGCAAGTTTCGCTAAAGATCATTGGGGAAAAGCTGGATACAATGAAGGCCGTGAGATGCATTGGTATGATGCAGATGATAAAGATAATTCATTCGCAACAACTAAAGGCGTACCATTCTCAAAAGAATGGAACCCAGATGATGCAAAAATGACATCAGCTTATGATGAGTGGAAAGGAAAGGCTGATGAAAATATTCACTATGGAAAATATGTAGATACGCATAAAGATTTAACTGATGAATGGACAACACATGTAAAACCTCACGGAAATAAATCTAAGTGGGATTGGGGTAAAGAGCACTACACGACTCTGGGACAAGATGAAAATAGAGGCGTTAGTTATATTCTCGATCGACCAGGAGATCTAGATGGTGATGGTAATGAATATAACGATATGGTGACTACAGCTGGCACGAATAACCCTACGCATTTATTTGGGACGGATGCCACGAAAGGTAAGTGGTCTGAGTACTACTGGAAAAACAATCCACTTGCAACATATGCACCCGAATCAGCTATGAGTGCTCCAGATCGTGAACCTAAAGTGGTAGATAAACCAACATCTACATCTACATCTACAAACACTTCAAATTCTGTTTTTAATACTCCAAGTCATTCTAATACTACTGGCACTACTGGCACTAATCAAAACAGTGAGAATAATGGTGGTACTTATTCACCTAAGGAACCTGGTTGGAATGAGCCACCGAGGGATCCAAAACCCACCCCTTCAGGATACGGCGTTAACCCGATAGGCAGCAGTGCTGATGACCCATTAACTGGCGATACATATATCGGTAGAGGGTGGGCTAACTACTGGCAACAAAGTATTCCAGACAAAGATCCAAATTGGTCTGAAAGATTCAATAACCAGTATGTGAAATTTGGAGATCAAAATCAGGTAATTGATAGGGATAATTTAGTTAAACGTATCCAAGCTCGCAGTCAACACCACATGGATCAGTCTGATTATTTGGGTTACTTAAGTAGAGGACAGATGCGCGGAGAGAATAGGCCAAAATGGAATCAGCCTGGTCCAATCAGCTCAGATTATCAACCAGATATTGATGTCGGTCCATTCATAGATAAAATTTACGATATAGGAAAAGATTAAATAGCACTCAAAGGATATATTGACTAGACTATAAATATAGATAACGGAAAACATAATGGGTACGGCATCTGGACTAAGTAATGAGTTTTCGCAAATATTAACTGCGGCAAAAGAAAGGCGAGGTGATCTATCAGTAGATTCAATGATTGTATCTTCGCATTTAGCACAGATGCGAATGTTCGTCCTAAGGCGTGGTGTTGAATTCTATGCTGAGCAAGATTCGTTTGGCAATCGCAAGGAGTTCCTAGCAAAGGTCGTAGAAGAGAATATGCTGGAGATGAAGCTGGAAAGCATCGTCGATTACTTCCTGTGCGATGGACAGGGCTTGTTCTACTTCAGACCAAATGCTGATTCATACCAGTTACTATATTTCCCACAGGATAGTTACCGCGTTTATCGAACTCAGAATAATGAAATAGAAAGCGTGGTGCTTGTTTACAGCTTCAGCGTCAAAGAACCTAATGCAATGGATCAGTACCCCCAAACTTCAAGGGGAGGTAAGAAAAAGTACATTCGATTGAAAGTATTTAAAGATCGAATTGAGCAAACGATCTCTAATGAGAAGATTGAATTTGAGAATGAACAAGGCAATCCAATTATGACCATGCCTGGTTCAACTGAAGTACTCACTAACAGTTTGGGATTCATTCCAGCTGTGGAAGTCTTTAATCACATGGACTGCACAGGTGAAGATTCAGGTAATGGTGAATTTGATTGGTTAGCTAACCAGATTCTGTATCATGATGAACTAGTTCATAATATCCGTAAGAATCTTAAGTTCTTCGGGAACCCAACACTTGTTTCAAGTCGTCCGAAGCATGACATTATTGAATCTGGAGATGAAAGTTCTTTCAGACCAACGATTAGTTCACAAGCAGGATTTGCAGCAATTGGCCGAGGTAGTACCAGAGTAAATGAGCCTTTCGGAGGTGCTTCAGCTCTTGATGGACAAATTAAAGTCCCAAGAGTTATTGCTAATTTGGAGCCAACGGATAGGGTCAACTACCTAACGCCAGACAGTGTTTCAGGCGATCAGAATATGTACGTTAAGCAATATCGTTCTGAAATACGCCTTGCTCTAGGTGGTGTGGATGATATTGATATCGGGACTGCATCTACCGCATATGAAATTAAAACACTCTACGGAAGAGTAGCTGCTACAGCAGAGAAGAAAGCCCGTGCTTTATTTACGTATGGTCTATGCAAACTCTTTGGCATGATGATTAATCATGAGGAAGAGATGTTCAAACGTTCATTTGCTGCAGTAGTTGGGTTGAAAGAGCCACAGCATCCGTTACAGGAAGAGTATGACGGAGATGAGAAAGCCTATGAGAAGGATATGCAGAAATTCGTCAAACAATATGAGAAATTTATAAGACAAAGAACTGAAATGATTAATGCTACACTAGACACAGGAGACATTCCTCCAGGAGTAATTGGACTGATACCAGACGGCAGCACTAAAGTAGATTGGCGATGGGAAGGTCAAGTTTTTGAAGAAAGTACAGACGATATTTTAAATCAAAGTATTGTTGTTCGTAACCTTCAAGAACTAGGTGTTGATTCTATTGAAGCACTGAAATACTTGTTCCCTGGTAAAACCGATGAGGAAAGGGCAGCGATGTTAAGTGGCTATCCGTTCCGAATGGTCCAACAGACACAATCAGCATTAAATTCGTTTATCGGATTACTCGGTAGTCTTTATCAACTACCACACCCACAGACACCAGATTTACCTCTGGCATCTGACCCGAATCTTGATATCACAGGATTCCTATATAGATCACTTGAATTTTTACGTAAGGAGTTAAGTTACAGTGGAAGGTACAAACCAAGCAGTGATGACCCCGGCCCAAGCAAGCTCTCCGATGCCGACCGCGTCAGAGCCCAGCTTGGTCGCCCAATCCGTGACGAGCCCACCGTCTCCCTACCAGGCGTCGGCTCCGACCTACCAAACTCAAGCCCAAGCGCCCCAGGCGCCCCTGGCTTACCAAGCGGCAGCGGCCCCGCAGGCTTCGGCTCAAGCGGGCAATCCATGGCAGGAGGCGTTTCAGGCCCTAACCGCAAACTTGAATACAAGCAGCCCATCCCTAGCCCAGGCGTCACCCTCGGCTTATCAGACAACGCCAACTCCCCAGCTAGCTACACCGGCAGCGTGGGCTTCGGCACCGCAGGCACAAGTAGCCCAGTATTCGGCGCCCCAGACATCCAGTCACCAAGTTTCAACCCCGGCTTATACACAACAGGCCCCAATGCAGGGTCAGGCTCAAGGGCAAGTAAGGGACGCGTATCTAAGTCAGGTAAGCGATCAAAGTCTTGAAGTTCTCCAGCACTTCGGCGCTGAAGCTCCAGCACTTCTGAATCAGTATGCCTGTGCAGTTGAAGACGCTCTAGTTGAGCAAGTTCAGCGTGGACAGTCTCAGACCCAGCTTCTAAAAGCTGCTGGTGAAGAGCGCACTGCAATGAACATCATGTTGACTAATCCTGATGTTCTTGCTGATTACGTTAACGACTTCTACGGTCCAAAAGGTCCTTATCCGACCCCAACGAAAGCAGAAGTACGGGCTCTTCAGCAGCATCGATCCCGTGCTCAATTTGCGCAAGATATTGCACGCCAAGAGCAGAACTCACAAGTTCCCCCGAACTTCCAACGTCCCGAGATGAAGATGCCTACACCAGGACGCAGCAGCAACCCTGCTAACGACTTCTGGGGCGGCTTCTCCCATCTGATGGACAACAACCCTGAGAATGCGTGGAAGTTCCTTTCACAAGCTCCTCAGGGCGCACTACAGACCAAGATGCTCGTCCAGGACACCTGATAAAAAAAGAAAGGGGATTGATATTATCAGTCCCCTACAATAGTAATAACTAGATCAAATTAAATCATGGCCCAACCATCACCATTTAGACCTGCAGAAATGGGACTGCGAACCTCAGAAGTTGCGTTGAATCAGCAAGGAATGTCAAGGACTTCATCACCAATGGGTCCCAATGCATTTGATGGTGGTGCAGCGTCCAAGCCCTCAGTTAATGCACAGCCTTTTAACAATGCACGTCTGACACAACAGAACATACAGCAGAATATCCTTCCTGCATCTAATCAAGCACAAGTAAACGCCGTTCAAGGCGTAAGAGCTGCTACTGCACAGCAGTCTCAGGCTGCATTTGATGCACAAAAGATGGCACAGGATCGTATTGCTCAGATGCTCTATGCCAACGGTGAAGGTTCAGCAACTATGGCACTTGCTGCTATGAATGGTGTAGAGAAACAAGCATTTGAAAAGAACATTGCAACTTCACGTGTAATGGCTTTAGGACTATCACCAGACCTAGCTAGCGCTTAGACTTAAGTGTAAATACACTACAATTTAAGTAGTAGTAAAAAGTGCAATCGTGCGGAAAGCTGGTGAAGTAGCTAAGCAAGATCCAGATGTGCTTGAAACTATTTCAAAGCACCTGCATACAGATGGTGTGCCAAAAAGTGCTGCTGACCAGAAGAGCACAGAGATACTCAATAAGGACGAGGAGTATGACAATTCTATAGAACACTTCTTCCGTGTAATTGATAATTACAAGTCGAAAGGATTTGATACAGAGGCTGCACAAGTAATGGCACTAGAAGTATTTGAAGGTAATAGAGAAGAGCCAAAAGAAAGCCTGAGATTTGCAAGAATTGCACCAGACTAGATAGACAAAATAACTATTAACTGCTATGATTAGTAAGCAAGGTAGAAGAATTATATGGCAAAACCCGTAGCATCAGGTGATTCCGTACGTGCTTATTTACGAGATATCGGACGAGTACCTTTACTAGAGCATGATGAAGAAATTCTACTTGGTCGAAAAGTTCAGCGACTAATGGAAATTGAAGAACAGAAGAAAGAGTTTGGACTAGATACTGAAGAATTAGCAAACTCACAAGACATTCCATATAAGCAGCTTAAGCGTGAGATTCGTGATGGTATGAAGGCTAAAGAGAAGATGGTGACTGCTAATCTGCGTTTAGTTGTATCAGTCGCTAAGAAATACACAAAGAGGAATATGGAACTTCTGGATATAGTCCAAGAAGGAACAATTGGTTTGGTACGAGGAGTTGAGAAGTTTGATCCTGGCCGTGGTTATAAGTTCAGTACTTATGCCTATTGGTGGATCCGTCAAGGAATCACTAGAGCCATCGCAGAAAAAAGCCGTGCAATACGGTTACCTATTCACGTAACAGAGAACTTAAATCGACTAAAGAAAGCACAAAGGGAGCTTTCACAGGTGCATGGTTATATGCCAAATGTGTTTCAGTTGTCAGAAAAGTTGGAACTAACAGTTGAAGAAATCAAAGATTTAATGTGCAAAGCACGGCAGCCTACATCTCTAGAAATCAAGATAGGGGAAAATAAAGATACAGCATTAATTGACCTGCTCGAAGACGAAGATCAACTTCCCGATAAACTTCTTGAGCTATCTTGCGTTAAAGAAGATATTAGAGAAATGATATCAGATCTTCCAGAAATGCAAGCCGCTGTAATTAGTATGCGTTATGGCATAGGTGAAGAGATCCTAGAGCCATTATCAATGACAGCTATTGGTCAAATTCTAAATATGAGTAGAGATCGAGTTAGAACATTAGAGAATAAAGCACTACGTTCACTAAGGGAGGGGAGTGAAAAGATAAGTGAGTATCTGTAGATTACAATAGTAGAAAGGATTGCAATACAGTAATGGATGTCTCTGAGCAGATACTTAATAATCATAAGGTATTCGGGGCAAGTGATAACACGAACCCTGCTTATAACTCTGTAAAGAAGCAACTAAACTACAGCAAAGGGAGTGTGCTTGAAAATGCTCCAGAAGAGACATACACTGCAATGCCGTTTACTGTTAACTACGCAGATTCTGTAGGTTTGTTTGGAGCCGAGAACGCCTTTGTAAAAATTAAGTTAAACATCATTGATTCAGGAGCAAGTGACTATGAAGAGCCGGGCTGGGGTGGATTACTTATATGTGAAACTTGTTCAGACTCCGATCCGTTCTATGTAGCAGCAGTAATGGATTCAGCAGCAGATCCATCTACAGTCAATGATTATGAACCAGCTAAAACTAATAGGGATATAAACTTTCCGTTTAATCCTTTAGTAAGCATTGATCTAACAAATAATAAAACAAATAATAAATATAATGACAGTTGGTTTGATGTAAGGTTATATACAAAGTCGAGGCAGCCTCACCCATACGACAAGATGTACGTCAATCCAAAGGATGATTATTTCTACATTGGATTCCACGCACTGAATACACGGAGACTTGCTTATAACGTGAGCTGTATCATTGGTACAGAATTAGTATCCTCGTCTGACCTTACACAAGACAACAGAAGGTATATAGCTAAAGTGATTCAGTGATCACTCCTCTTCTTCTTCCTCTGCAGGAGTAGGCGTCACGGTTACAGAGACGGTGCTTGATTGAGGAGAATCAGTAATACCATCATCTGTTGCATTAACTGTGCAGGTCAGTTTTGTAGTAGCAGTACTGCCGAAGGTGAAGGTTGCAGAAGCTCCAGTCTTAGATCCTTTAAAGGAACCAGTGTTACCTGAACCTTTAGACCATGAATAAGTTAAGGAAGTAGCGTCACCTGAAGTAGAGGCGGTATAGGTCTTCTCATCTGTTTCATCTGCTGTAGTGTCACCAGCAATTGAAACCGTACCAATAGAGGCACTCGCAGTTGAAGGCAGATCAGCAACAATCCTCTTCAATACACGTCCACTTGAAATACTGGGGAACTGGTATTCGTGAAGTAGGGTTGTATTAACTGCATCCACTACTGCAACACGTTCAATACGTTGATGTGCAGGGAAGCTGAAGTTACCTTCGCCATCATGTCGAATATCAAGAGATACTCCTTCCTTCTCAATAGGAACGACAAGACGGACAGTATTACCATCAGATAGTTCAACCTTAAAGATTGCACATTTAATGTACTGAATGATGTTCTTACGATCCCACCACTGGGGAAATCGATGAGTTTGACCACCACCCTTTGGAATAATTAACGAAAGCTCAGTACCAGTATGTTTAGTAATACTGCGATCCGCTTTAAAGTAAAGACTATCAGCCATTAGATTTCACATACTCTTTCTTATATTTTAATTGATTTATAGCACGGTTGTCTTGGCGAGTAATGTATCGAAGATTAGAGGCTGCACAGTTAGTTTTATCTTCGTCGATATGATCAATAATGGAGCAACCTTTAGCAGCACCATACGGAGTTGGAGGCTGGCCCAGGAAAGCGAACGCTACAAGCTTATGGACACAAACATAAATAGGTTTTTTACGACCTATTCGTTGGGTCAAAGTAACCATAGGGTAACCAGCACTATGCCATTTATATTTAAGTAGTCTGTCCTTGTTCCCTTTAGTACTTTTAATTTGCCCCTGATTATTAACATAGTATTCAATCGCACACTCAAATCCTGGCAGAGTATGAATTGGCACCCATTCTTGTGTATCAATAAATTGTTCCATATATTTTAGGCAAAACCAATCATACACTTAGTATAGTTTGTATTATTAGTTTATGTGGGCAAGTCGAAGCCCATTTGTAAATTATTCGTTTTGGAGTTGCCACAAATGTGGATTGACAACGATTTTCCAAAACTCCTTGGTGCTGAACTATATCGCCCACATCCTGCTTACATCATTGAGATGGCAGTAGAGCCTGTGGTCGTACATGATTTCAGTAAGCAACCCGGCCAAACGGTTCAGTTGGATCGTTACCGCTTCTGGGGAGCCCCTGGTACTAAGGAGTCCCGCGAACGTACTGCAGACCAAACTCTTGGCACTTCTTCAGCACGCAATATCGTAAAAGATAAAGTGTTGGTGACATTGCGTGAGTACACAGGTCCCGCAGATACTCGCGACACCGCACAGCCTTCTACATTTAAGGTTGCTCGTGAAACCCTGATCACAGCTCAGAGACTGCTGCTTGATACAGGTAACTTGAATGTCTTCCATCAAAGCATCGGTTCTTTGACCCTGCTTGATGACTATCGTCGTTGGCGCGACCGCGTCTTCGCAAATGAACTGCTAAAAGCTGAGGCCAATGGCCAAGCTAGTGCCTCTATTGGTGGCTACTACCTACCTGGTGGTAAAGCTAAAGGTGGTACAGGCGGAACCCTAGGTGTTACTTATGCTTCTGGTGAATCCGGTAAGTTTGATGTTAAGACCGACCTTCTTGAAGTAGTTAAGGACATGCGTAAGCGCAATGTTCCTACCTTCGCTGATGGTTACTACCGCTGTATCGTCGATCCCACTGCCATGATGCACTTGCGTCAGAATAGTGATTTCCGCGAGATTGCACGTTATCCAGGCGCAGGGATGATCGATCCTATGCAGCCAAACTTGGCACCATCTGCAAACTTCTTCACAGGCATGGGTCCTGGCTACGGCCAAGCTGGCTTCGTGGCTGGACAGCCAGTGATGCCTACCGGATTTCTTTTCGAGGGAGTTCGCTGGTTCGAGTCAACAAACCTACCTGAAACATCCTACAACTTGATTGTTACTGATGAATCTGGTTCTGCTGCTGATTATAATGCAGCTCAGTTAATCTTCTTCGGTCCACAAGCCGTAGGCGTAGGTATTGGTGGAAACAATGCACAGATTCTCTTGAATAACAATGATGACTTCTCACGATTCATCATTATGATCTGGAGTCTGTTTGCCGGATTTGAAATCCTTAATAAGGACTTCATTTCGGTTGGTTACTCTTTCGTATATTAAGGAGGTAACTAATCATGTCCGTAATTTTTCCAGGTAACTATGTTGCCAATCTGAATGCATACCGCGATCAAGCTGTATATGCACTACCAGGCATTGAGTTTTATCAGATGCGTGGTGTAGCACTAGTTGAAGCCAACACAAGTGGTGGTTCAACTCTTGCATTGAAGATTCTCTCGCCTGATCAGCGTCCAGACGACAAGCCTCGTCTAGACAAGACGATGAAAATCCCTGCTGGTTCAGTTGTATATCGCACAGCTGTCCAAACAGTCAACTTGACTGGTGGTAATGCTAAGTACATCGTTGTAGATGGACTTACTACCTCAAGCGCAACGACTGAAGCAAAAGTCACTACCACCGCTGCTGGAGTTTTCCCAGCTGCTGGTGATACAACGACTTTCCTAGGTCTTGCCGGTAATAGCACTTCCGCTGAAGCCAGCGAAGCAACTATTACTGCAGTATCTGAAGCTGCTATCAGCATCGCAGATACTAAGGATCAAGCATATGTAATCGTTGAAGTCTGCTTCTTTAAAGATGCAGCTGCTCCTGATGCAGATGACGTTAACGTTCCTTATAAGATTGAAGCTGGTCAGGGCACCTGATCCAACCTTAATTCTTCAACTAAGGCACCCAACACTGGGTGCTTTTTTTGTGCTTATAATAGCAGTAGGTAAAGATATTTACGATGAGTAATCTATTTCAGGATCAGAAGACAGGGCAGCTTGTTGAGTTTATTAATAAGCATGATAAAGAATATGCAATGGTCAGGAATTCAGCTGGATCAATTAACTATGTAAATATAGATCAGCTTATTCCATATGATGCAGACAAAGGGAAACGTTTAAAGGTTGAGACAGCTCCTCAAATTGCACCACCACCAGAAGAGAAGCCTCCAGCAACAATAGTTCCTATTGAAGACTGCAGGTTGAATCTAAACGTTGCTAGTGCTGAGCAGATTCAGAAGCGTCTTCCAGGGGTTGGCTATGCAACTGCTAAAAAGATTGTTGAACTGCGCATGTCACTATCAGGTGAGCGGTTCGCCAATCTTAAGCAGCTTGAGAATATCCCCCGTGTTAATTGGGATCAATTGATTGAAGAAGATTTGATCTTTATTTCTTGATTGTTATCATAGTAGTAGCAATAATGTCATAAGCTAATGGTAACTGTAGAAGATATTCTTTTAGCCCGTGCAATGCAAGATCAGGCTAATCAGCCGTCATATGGTGATGCAGCCATTGCTGGTTCTGCATTAGGTGCATTAGGCGGACTAGCTGCAGGTCAACCTGTACACCAACTCGGCAACGCTGTTAATAGAGCCACTGGCCGTCAGGGACGATTATTGAAGCCAGGTTTTAGATTGGCGGGAGGTTTAACAGGGTTAGTACTTGGTGGTGCATTAGGACTAGGTACACGTGCATTAATGACTGAAACGTCAGATGCTGGCCGATTACTTGGCAAACTACAGGCAGGTACATTCACTGAAATGGATAAGTACCAGCTAGAGCAATTGCTAGCCGCTTCATACGGTAAACTAGGAGCTGCTTGATGGAACTTGATGATTATCAAAAATCAAAAGTCCGTTATCACCTTGGATATAACGCAGGCGCTCAACTCCCTGCTGGTGATCGCGCAAGACTAGAAGAAGCAATGGCATTAGTACCAGATGATCTTTGGTATAACGAGATTGTTTATCACATCAAACGTTGTGATATTGCATGGAAAGCAAGTGCTGCTATTCCCGATGATTACAATGATCCTAATGGTAGCCAGACATTAAACCCGTCAAGGCAAGAGATTATCTCAGGTGATGTTCAAAGGACAATTAATACATCAGATCCACTAAAGGGTGATGATTATTTCCGTGAGATCTATCTCAGAGAATGTGATCGTTTAGCTGAGACATTATATGTAGCTAATTACAGAAGGCCAGAAGTAAGGCGATATGCATTTGATCGTTCTGGTTCTGAATTCATTATGGCAATACCTGGCCCAGCAGATACTAGTGTTGCCTGTCGTCTTGTACTTTCTCAAATTTGGAGATAAACAATGAGCAGTATTAATAGTTTAGTAGGGCCAGCACCTACTACATTTACAAGATCCCATGGACCAACTAATACTTGGTTAGATAAATATATTGATAATCCTGATTATCGTCCTAGTACTTGGTTCGATAAATATAATGATCCTAACTTGAATAATCGAGGTTACAATACTCTTGAGATACTTCCAGGGATGGATGGTTATAGCGGGCCTCCTACATTAGAGCCAATTCCGAATTACAATCCAGGTTCAGATACTGGTATAACACCATTAGTTGCTAGTAGACCAGAGGAACAAAAGATGGCGGGAATGAATCCTATCCTTAAAACAATTGTGCAATATTGGAATGATTTAAATTCAGGCAAATACAACTATACTAAATACGAGGATAATGATTATATGGGTAATCATGCAGCTCCTTTCAATCCATTAGAGACAAAATGGAATTATAGAAATATGCAGAATACCCTGAACGGACTTTAGAATAGTTAAATATAATCAGATTACTAACAGGACAGTAGGTTAAATATATAAGTGTAGAATAGGTGTAGGAATAATAGTTACTTTGTTATGAATAGTATGCGACCGGTTGGTCCAGGCACCCAAAAAATTACACAAAATAGTACTGATCGTGATTATCAGTCACAGCTTCTAGCAGCCAAACGGCAGCATGGTCAAGTAAATCCTTATGTAGCTGGAGAGCAGCAAGGAATTGAAAACGTACTTATGAAGGGAAGTGGTCAAGTCGTAACAGATAGCCGTGATCGTAAGTATTCAAATGTTACACAAATGCCCCAAGACGTAAGTCAAGGTGCAAGTAGTAACTTTGCTCAAGGTGATTTCCCTGGTAATAATGCTTCAGGCATGGGCCAAAACACAACAGGAATAATGGATAGCCCTGCTGGTGGGATCTCAGCAACGACAGATCCAGAACAGGATCCCTCACAGTTTGCTGGTGAACTACATAAGCGTTTAGCTATGTATTCAGAAGCAGGCAATGCCTATAACGCAGGTAACAACAATCGTGCAGTAACCGGGAGCATAGGCTAATGCCTAATTCAAATTCACTAAAGCAAGAAAGAAGGAATCAGCTTGATCCAAAATCACAAGGTTTGGTATCATCTGTTCCTCAACTACCAGGCGGTCCACCAAATAACCCAATGAATGATAATACAATTTTTTCTGAACCTCCTACTACAATGGATCCAAGTGGAATGAGCCAGACTCCGAACGGCCAATATACAAATCCACAATTCCCTGTACAAATCAATGGACCATCAGGCCAACCACAAAATGTAGTCAATGGTCGCGCTAATAACAGTATGTTTCCCTACGGTATTCAACCGCAGTCAAATTTTGTATTTACTGATAAAGGCCAATCTCAACTTCTAGCTGGCCAGCTTGGACAGAAAGCATTTGAGCTTGGATTAAATGAACCAGGAACACTTTCACCAATGGGTCCAATTGGCAGAATGACAGCACCAGGTGCTTTTCCATCTGAAATGAATTCACAATCAGAAAGAACACTTCCCTTACAAGGTGGTGCTATTGCACAGGGTGGCAATGGTAAAGGCACAGGTCGAGGTGATCAAAATGGCGGATCACGTACTGCTTAATTCACACAACACACATTTACAGGTAA